GTGGAGATTCTTTATAATCAGCAAACAAAGCATTCACCCATACATTTGTATGTAAGCCATCACGCATTGCCTCTGTACCAAGCTTTTGAAGAAACTCTCTGTATGTCATAGGTTTTGATACAATTTCACTATCAAACACTTCAGCTTCACTTCCATCTCCATAAATAATTAAAGATGTACCATCTTCATATTGTATTCTTTGTGTAATTAAATAATCATTTCCTTCAATTGGATCAGGATCATTCCAGTATAACTTATTCCAGCATTCTGGCATTTCTTGTTTCTTGAATTCTTGGTCTTCAAACTTCTCTACAGGAACACCAGTAAGTAAACTTGCAGTTTGTTTTAACTTTCCTGCAAACTTTTTAATTTCCCAAGTACTGTTATGATATCCATCAATAGGTAATCCTCCTCTAACTCTTTTTATACAGTCCTTTGAACTATCTTTAGCAGTTAAGTGTTGAATGATGCTACCTACAGTGTCTTTACCTGAAGAAATTTTTCCGTTTATACTTATAATCATAATTATTTTGTTAAATTTTCAAGTCTTGATTTTACTGTTTTTGAACTCATGTCTATATTGTAATATCTTCTTAAATATCTTTTTATAAGAAGAATTTTATTATTAACATTTTGTTTTTTTCCAACTTTAAGAATGGCTTCTAATATTAAATCAGGCATGACATTTGAATTTAAAGATTTATTTTGTTTGTTATACACTTCTTTTTTTTCAGAAACATCAAGTACGTGTTTCATGTGGGGTGTTATTTCTCTCATAATGTTAAAATTAAGGGAGTTTTTACACTCCCTTATTATTAAAAAGGTAATTCTTCTACAAGTTCATCACACAAAACAACATCTTTTTCAACATCAATTCCAAATGCTTCACAAAACACATCATGCATTTTTACTTGATCATCCATCCATGTAGAAGGATGTGCTTCTTTTAATGCGAGTGTAATGTGATTATACAATACCCAGGCACTATCAGGATGCGCATTATATTCAAAACTTGGTTTTTCCATTTCTTTCTTGATCATGTTTAACTGCATGGTTGTCAGCAATTCATGTTGAAAAAATAATTTACCAAGAATTACATAAGCTGTTTCTTTGGTTGTAATATGAGATTTTAAAACGTCTTTATGTTCTATTAATGTTGTCCAATATTCTTCAGAATCTTTAATAAATTCTGAAATTTTACCAGATGCAAGTATATCTGCAGCTCCTTTGTGAACGCGTTTGTATGCACCAAACTTACTGTTTGATAACATCATACCATTCATGCATACTTTAACTAATCCTCCAAGTGAGAATCTAAACGCATATTGTTTATTATATGAATTCATAAAGTTTGCAGACAGCTCAATGTCTGGATCTGCTTTATAATTCAATTTAAAATTTCCAATTGCTACAGTGCCATCTTGTGTACACTTGTAATCTTCGCCAGTAATTATATATCCTGCTGCAGCTATTTCCAGTCTTACACGACTAATAACATCTTTGTGAGCAATAGGTGTATAAGTTTTTGTTTTTTCTGGTAATGGTGTGCTTAACATTTTACCATAGGCAATCATGCCATTTACTGTTCTTTTCATTTTTAAAAGAGACTTAATTGTTGATTTATATTATCTTGAGGTAATACAATAGATGACTTTTCTATTTTTTGGATTTCATCATAAATTTTATCTAAATAATATTTGTCATTAACGTCATAATCTTCCCATTTTTTATCTTCAAACATGTTGAATATTGTTTGCATGTGCTTACCGCTTTCTAATTGAATCTCACGACCATCAGGATTGCATTTAATTAATTTAACACCTGCATTAGATATATAATATCTAACAAGTTTTTGAAGTTTTTCAGTTTCATATTTGCTATTAACAACACTGCGTTTTTCAAAAAACCAATTTCCTTTCAGTTTTGCACCAGCACAATAATCAAATATATTTCTGTTTTCTTCTAAAAAATCTTTTGGATCTTTTCCAAATATAAAATAGGCATATAACGCTTTAGGTATTATTAGATGTGATTTATTTTTATGAAGCGCCAACTCTTCAAATTCGAAACGACCTTTACATTTTGTCTTTCCGTCTGTGTATACAGCAATGTAATTATTTACATCGCCAATAATCATCTTGTCATATTCTACTGTTTCAAGTTGTAAAGATGTCAAATCTTCCCATTCTTTGCAAATTTCATAAAACAGTTTTTCATCTTGTTCATCAACCAAAAACTCTAAACCATCTGTGTTTTGCATAAGTGGTTGAGCATTAGGTATTCTAGTAGCAATCATTTCGTACAACATAGAAAGTTGTAATTGACCATTAATAGTAATTCTGAATGTAAATTCAGGATCATACAAAAAAGAATACTTGTTTTTACTTAATCCATAAGTAGAATTTAATATAATTTTGAATAGATAATTTAAAGGAGAAGATTTTGGATATTTCTTTCTTTCTTCAAAGAACCATTCATACAGTTCACAAAAGTCTTTTTTAGGTATATGCGCAGGAGACCATCCGTTTTTAATAGCAAGATTAGGATAAAAAGATGTTACGTCAGCAGATAAAATCTTTTTTCCATTACCTGCACTATATATACCTGCTTTGATACATCCATGCAAACCACCTAAACCATAATCAGTTGGTACACCTTTATACATCATTCTGTATTTTGGACCTTTTGTTTCTGTCTGGTCAATGTCAATCATAGTGTTTACTATCTGACTTTTAAACCAGTTAAACACACCATTAAACTCTGGCGTTTGAAACTCAATAGTTGGTAAAATAATGTTTCTGACAACTACGTTATCACGTTCTGTCTTCATTACTCTGATTTCTTTTTTATCTTTATTTAATTTTTCAGATAAAAAGTGTAAAAACATTTCTTTACTAATTCTTGGTTCACTTGCAGAATACAGATTTAATTTATAGTCTGCACTTAATTGAGCACGTAAATTAATTTGACTTGCCATTACTTGTTCTCCTTTTGGATTTCGAAGAATAAATATTTGTTTAGTCGATCTTACGTCATTGATACAATATCTAACAATAGAATCCAATGTTTCATCAGATAAAACAGGTTGAGTATAATGATGAGGCATTTCTTCCACACTAAACCAATCCATAGAAAACTGAATCCATTTTAAAGAACATCTTTTTGCTGTACTATCCCAGTGATTAAGTTTGAATATGTCAACACAAGGAATAGATAACCTAAACTCAGGATAATCTAACCATTCACCTCTATTAGATTTTGCAATAACAGAAGCTGCGTATTGTGCAATTGTTGCTGTAAAATCATCTGCAGACAAATAAGACAAATCTTCTCTGTTTTCAAGTATAAATTCAGTTATTTGAGAGTCAAATGCAATATTGTTGTATCCAAAATGCCAATCTTTAAATTCAATATTATCATCTAAAAAATCAAGAAACTGAGGTAAATCATTTCTATCCCTGTTTACTACAAAGATTCGTGTTTCACTAGATGAATACCCTGTGAATACTGCAACAAAACAATTGATTATTGTTTCGTAATCCATTATCCAAAATTTCTTATTGCGTGACATTATTGATGGTTTAAATATTATTAGATTATTCTTCTTTTATAACTTCGTCTATTACGTTAAGAGCATCATGGTTTTTGTTAATTGCAAAACGCAAAATAAAATATTTAATATCTTTAACATCATCAAGATAATACTCGTAGTATGTGTCCATGATAATACGTTCTTCTAAAAGAACTTTTTTATCTGATGTGTCATACATAGGTTTACCAGTTGTATTAAGTTTAGCAAACATGTGAGGTTTTTCTTTTAATTCTTTGCTAATTATAGCAAGAACTTTTGTTTCTGGATCAAATATTACCTCATTAAAAGGACATTCTTTTGTTACTGGTAACATTCTAAAGGTTTTTCTACCATGCCAGTCGGCAGTGTACACAAGCATATTTTGTACGGTCATTATTTTTTTATTGGTTTATATTATTAACTTGCATTTCAGGTTGAGATTTTAAACATGATTCTTTCACAGGATCATATTTTTCACAAAGCTCGCCAACTTTTTTTAAAATGTCTACATCAATCATCAAAATTTCAGCATATTTTTTAAAATATTTTTCAGGATATAAATATGATTCCATAAACACCCATTCAGGAGTATGAATTCCATAATAATTACTTAATATTTTTTTAGAATCAATACTAAATTTCGAATATTGTCCATTGCAAAATGCATCGTAATCTTCTTTTTTTGAATTAAAATTAAATACATATGCAATTGTGTCATTGTCAAGAGGGACACAATGATCAAGCATGCTATGTGTAATTAAATACTCTTTTTCAAAACGTTTCCATTCTGGTGTATCAAGTATTTTAAAAACACATACCAATTTTCTTGAAGAAATATCACAAACATTTTCCCATTCTACATACGTTTGCAAGGGTTTGTGAGTTTTGTGTTTTCTTAATCCTAATAAAGGATATAAAAAATTATAAGATTTCTGAAAGTATTTTCTATATATATCAGTTATCATAGTATAATTTCATCATTGATTAAAAATTCATATGGTAAATCAAAATTCTTTTTATCAAAATGATAATGAGCTTGGTCTAACAATGTCTGTGTTTTTTTTACCCATTCTTTTAAAGTTTCATTTGAAACTCTAATTGGAGCAATCTGCAAATAATTATCAACTACAATGAATCTAAATTCAAATTTGTAATCTTGATATTCTGGCTTAAACAAATACACATTACATATCAACATGTAATACATAGACGCTTGCATCCAATATTTATAATATTCAATTGACTCTGGAAAAGAAGAAATGTCTTTACTTGTTTTTTTTAAATCATTAACACGTATTACTTTGTTAGTATGATCAATCACCAAGTTATCAATGAATCCTCTTAATCCAAACAATGGATATTTTTCATCAAATGCTGCAAGTTCGATTTCATTTTGTAATTTAATGTCTTGTCCAAATTCAGGTCTATAACCCATTATGGACATTACATTGTCTTTGGATTTAATTTCTTCAACAATTGCATTACATTGAGCAAATGTATCAGGATCCACAAGTATTTTACCATCACCATTTTTTAAATGATCCCAGTAAGCAACATGTCTTTCTGTAATAATTTTTTCAACACGTTGAGCATCAGTTTTTAACGCCTGATACAAGTTCATGTCTTTCAGAATATCCAATATTGCATATTCAAAATGTTCTAGGTTTTCTCTTGGATCACCTGCAGCATTAAGTTCTTTATAGTGCACAAATAATCTATCCAATAATGTTTTTGGATTATCACTTGGTACATCAGCAATACTTAATACAAATTCTTTGTCAAAATCTTCAGGTTTTAGAAACAAACAATGGATCAGTTTTCCTTCTATTGCAAATTTATCAGTAGCGTCATCGCGTTGTCCTAAAATGTAATGTAAATAAAACAATCTTGGACTGTATAATAACTTATTCAGACCTGAATAAGACATCATAAAATTTCTGTCAAAAAACTCTTCTTCTTTTTGTAAGCGATCTGCCACCGTAGGCAGTAAATTAGATACTTTCATTATTTACAATTTTGCATATCTCTTGCAAAGTATCTTCCTAATATATTACCATTATAACTATTGCTAGTCAGAACATCGTTTTTTACTTGATGAGCTAACTCACAATAGTTAAGGTATTTTTTAGTGCAACACAATTCAAGAATTTCACGTTTATAATTATGTGCTCCATTTCTTAGCACTTCTTCAGATAGTTCTTTACAACTACCAAAATATGATAACCAGTTTGATTGTTTTACAACTGTTTTGGTACGCTTTCTTGTACCAGTAGTTGCTTTTTCTTTTTTACTGATCGCAGTCTTTCTTGAAGCGAATAGACTTTTTTTGCCAATATAAAATTTACCTGTGGAAACATGTGTAATTTTGTAAACAAAACCTATAACATGTTCATTGTTAGGTATATCATCTAAACTTGTAATTACTTTGTTGTTACTTTCTGTTAAAATCCAGTTGCTCATAAAATTGATTTTTTTACAAATCTAATAAACTAAATCACTTTTATCAAGCCATTCAGCATTTAATTCTTTATATTTAGCAATTGCCCTGTCTAAAACAGGAATAAAAGTGTAAGCTGCTTTTTTAATACCGTGTATTTTAACAATATCACTAAAATCTTTTTCCAGGTTTATGTAACAAAATGGTAAATTATAATTTTCGTAATAATACTTCATACTTGTAATACCTGCAGCATCACTGTCCATATATGTAACAACAGCTTCGTAATCATTTTTTAGAGAATTAATCAATTCTGCAGATAGTTTAGTATTCTCACTATCAGGTGCTATAACATCAACATCGAGACCGGGAATACTTCTTATAGACATGCAATCTTTTAAAGAAGATGTTATTACTAAAAATCTTTTACCTTTTAACTGATCTATACCTTGAGTATAGTTCATTAGCTTAAAAAATTTCTTTGCAGGATTTTTTGGTTGATAAATTTTATACATTTCATTATTATTTGTGGTATACAAATAAATATGTTTTTTTTGTACAAAAAATTCTTCTTCAGTAATCACATCGTTAACTTGCTTTGCCATTGTATAACTCCTTAAAGGAATTACATTATATTCTTCTAACAAGTTGCTGCTAATGTTAAACTGTAACCAGAAATCCGCATCATCTTTAGTCCAATTTCTAATGAAGTAGTCAGACACAACCCACTTAGTTTCAATAAATTCTTTTTTTTCAAGTTTTTCACCTGTTTTTAAAAAAGATTTATAGTCATTTAAAATTTTATAGATTGCTGTTTTGTAATCAACATTCCAAAGTTTTGCCATTAAATCAACTGCATTACCTGATTTACCTGTTGAAAAACATTTATATTTATATTTACCGGTTGCTTTAGCATAATATAAATACATTGAAGGATCCCTATCATCAGGATTAAATAGACTTTTCATTCTTACATTTTGTCCTGATAGTTTTTCAGCAATGTTCAAATAATTTTCAAAAATCCAATCTGATGGTACGTCATCTATTGATGCGACAAAATTGTTTAAACTAAACATAATTATTAATTTATATTAAAACGAAAAGGGTAGACATTACATCTACCCCTATCCTTAAAAATAAAACATTTTAATTATGGTAATTGTAAGTCGCTTACATTATTATCAAAACTTGGTGCAGATGTTTCAGCTGGTGTGTTGAAAATATCTTGAGCTGGAGGAAATGCAGAAAAACCACTTACATCTTCAGCGTTGTCTTCTACAACTTTTTTCTCATAGATATGAACAGCTTCATTAAATGGCATAAAATTAGCATCTTCTGCAGTTAATGCATACGCATATTTACCTTCAGTTCTTTTCGGGAAATATAAAGAATAATTTGGATATTCTGAACCATCTTTATAATATTTTTGTCCGCCAATTGTAAAAAATAACCAGAAATCTGCTTTACAAATAAAGTTTTTAATTGCTGCAACTAAATCTTCAATTGTATCACATTGAATATTAAGTCCTTGAAACTTTTCTAACAATCCAAGTTGTTTTAAGAAACTTCCTAAATAATTTTGAATAGACTCATCTCTTGAAATAGTTTTACCTTTGTAAACCCAATCTTTAAAACCAAATTGACCACTTCTTACAGATGCAATTTGACCTTTATAATTACCTCTTGAAGGATCTAATTTGTTAATTTGAATACCTTCAAAACCATCACCAACTTCTTCACCTTCTAATACAAAAATCAAATTGTATTGTTCCTTGTCATAAGGAGGTCTTTCTAATTTTAAATCGATGATTCTACATTTGTGTGTACCAGGTAATAAAATTTTAGATACGTAATTTCCTTCTGATGAATTGTAATTGTTTAAACTAAATGTTCCCATTTTTTTCTAATTTTTTAATTTTTAATAATAATTTTTAATTAATCGATAAATATTTGATCCCAATGTGTTACAATAGTACCATCTTCAAGAGTTTCAGAAATAATAATTTCTTTGTTTCTTAAATGTTCTGGTCTTGCACCGCATGAAATGTCATCTTGTGTTTTAAAACTCAAGATATTTTTGTCTCCTTTACGCACTAAATAACCAATAGCGTCTGATTTAGATGTGGTAATATCTTTTAGTTTACCTGTTAAATTAAGGTCTAAAGAACTAAAATCACTACCATTTTTAGATAACAACGTATCTTTTACGTGACCACAAAAAATAACATTAGGTGCAAGATTTTTAATTCTTGATGTAATGTCGTTAAATGCTTGGCGTAACCAAGGGTATCCAGCACCATTTGCAAGATTCAATATGTTACCATATTTTAATTTACCAGTGGTTTTCCAGTTAGAACCCATTGGTGAAAGTGAATACAAATGTTCTGCATATGGAATACACATGTCTTCTAATGCTGTAATTGTGTCTAAAGCGATATACTTATATGGCTTACCTGCTTTGATAATAGCAGCTTCAATGTCCATAAGTTCTTTGATATTGTTTGCTTTAATTTTCATTGCATCAACATAATCAGAACCTGCTTCTAAATCTATCAATAAACAGTTTGGTAATTGTGACAATAATGTCGTTTTACCAGTTTTAGGTTTACTGAATATAATTAAATTTTTTGGACTTTTTACTACTGATTTTATAGTAGCAGTTGGTAGTTCTATACCTTTTACTTCTGTTGCCATTGTTTACCGTCTTTTATTAAATTGTTTAACCACTTTTTGTTTGACATAGGGACATTTTGTACAATACAGTAAATGTCTCTTATTGTCATTTGAGCATAATGATTATCATCTTTTTCGAGATAATTGTCATCAAAAATCTCGTTTTCAAGTTCATCATACTTTGGAAGCGTAAGTTCTGGTTCACTTGAAATTTTTGTCAGTTCAGGTTCGTTGAACTTTATACTTGTTCTGTTTACTTTTTCAAAAGAAGATATTTTAAAAGCGTAAGAAGGATAAGGAAGCATTGATCCATCTTTCTTTTTAGTAATCTCTCTATAATCATCTGTAGAATTTCTCCAGTCAGGATTATTTTTGAATTTGTAAAGCACTCGTTCTCCTTGATGATAAGGTTTATCAAACCAGTCAAAAAGTTCTACATACACATCTTGATTTTTGGAAATTTGTTCTGCATAAAATCTGATTGTTTCAACAGGTGTTGCTCCAAATTCGTTACCATTATAACATAATTTTGCAAAAAATAATGGATTTTCAATACCCATTTCTTCAAACAAAGGTTCCCAAAATAATTTGAACTCTTCAGTGAGTTCGTTGATGTGTTTTTTCTTTGTTGTTATTGACATACTACTTACATTTAATTTTACATTTTTTAATTTTACATTAACTTGAACTACTAATTATTCGAGTTGAAGGTGTAGGAGCTTCCATAATGGTCATTTTAGCATATTCTGCTCTGTACCATTGTATACCAACATCTCCAAATCGATTTTTTAAAATATGCATTGCCAATAAAAACTTGTCATCTATGACATACTTATTTGGTCCATAAAGTCCTAAATTATACTTTGCTGGTCGGTTAAAAGCAATCATAACATCAGCACATTGAAGTAAAAAATCACTACCATAAACATCAGACTCAGTGGGATAGTGTCCTTCACCTCTCCCTGTCGGTTTCTGACGTTCTGGATCGTCAATTTCTCTATTCAATTGCGTCAGTATAATGAAAGTTACTGGCAACATATTTTTCATTTCTGTCATCATAATAGCAAGATTTTGTAAAGTCGCTTGCTTATTATTCTCACTACCAGACTGTTTTACCAAAAGAGTATGGTCCAAAGTGATGACAAAAGGTTTTTTCATTGTATTATAAAAACTAAAGATTGCTGTTCGCATTTCGTTTACAGTCAATGCTTTGTCGATAATATATTCTTTTCTAGCACCTTGTCTACTAGCGTAATCTTTTAGTTTATCAAAATCTGCACTTGTTAAAGGAGGCATTCCATCATCCTGTGCTGACTGTAAATATCTAATGTTTAACCCACTAGTTGCTGATAATTCACGCAACGCCATGTTTCTACCTAGCATTTCAAATTGAAAATGCAATACAGCAAAATCTTGATCAGGATTTAATCGCTGTAATTCTCGTGTTAAAGATGCTGCAATAAGAGTTTTACCAACTCCTGGTCTTGCAGCGATAACATATAGTGATTGCCACTCAATACCATTTAATCCAATTTTATTAAATTGTTTCCATTGAGTTTTTAAAGATTTAATACTCCCACTTGCTCTTGAGTGAATGTATTTAATACCTTCATTCATCACTTCACCATATTGTTTCCATTCTATTTTTTTTGGTTCATCAACCATGGAAGTAAATAAATAAAGTTTAAATTATGTTACGAAGATAGTAAACTTTTTAAAGTTAAACAAGTTTTTTACCAAACTATTGGTTGTTTTCTTGCTAACTTTAACGCTGCGTTTACTTGATTAAAAATGTCATTACTATTCCATTCTGATTCTTTTTGATAAGCAGCAGATGCTGGATGTGAGCATTTTAAAATCTGAGTATTATTAAGAATATTGTCAATTAAATCTTCATTTTGCTGCGCTTGTTTACCCATAAGAACCCATACAAAATCTTTATCATTTGCGTTAAGCATGTCGATAAGATATTTATTAAAAGGATCCCATATAGGTATATGTTTACCAATTTTACCAATTTCTGTGGTAAGTGAAGTGTTTAACATAAGAACACCTTGCTTTGACCATCTTGCTAAATCTGGATCAAATGTTGTTACATCTTTTTGTTCATTGTAAACAGTTTTGTTTAT